AAAATACTTTCCGCTTGCTTTCATAGTTTTTAAAGCGTGGTTTGTTATTGCTCTACTCATTACATAATCATCATGCAAGCCTACAGGAGCTGAATACTTTATTGCTCTAGTCTTTAGGTTGTATTCATAGGTAAAAACTTCTAGCTCGTTTATCTGCCAGTCATGCCCTATTATCCCTATATCCTTATTCTCAAACTTTACTATTAAGTCCTCTACTATATTTTGTTTGCTCTTGGATGTAGTAACGAAAGGTTGAATACTATTTTTATTATAAGCTACCTTGTTTCTTATCTGCTCGAAAATAGCATCCTGCGCTCCGTTACTTTCTACTAAAGTATTAGGTCTAAACTTGTTTAACTGCTCTACTATGTTATTAATAATAGCACTCCATTCCATGTGACGCCACCTTTCGCAATAAACCTCTATATTGTTTGAATCTACAATAGTCAAAACCGTATAATCATCCGACCTACCTAAGTCAATCCCTGCATAAAGGCTAGACGTATTATTAGAGCTTTTAACGCACTCTTTTATATTTCTGAATACTGAGCTACCATTATCTAAAAACTCCGCTAGATACTCTTGTTTAAATACGTGGTCGGGTAAGTTCCTTTCTGCTTCTCTTATTTCCTCTGGATCTATAAATGGATTGTCGTATGAGCTGCCTCTGAAACTTATGTAGTTGCTATTGTGTTCAGCTAAATTGAATAGGTTGTAAAATTGATTCTTGCCCTTTGGAGTTGATAAGATTAAAACCTTTTTGCCTCTAACTAATACAGTAGCTTTTAGTACTTCATTCCATGCTTCTGGTTTAAAGAATGCAAACTCATCGCAAATAAGCGCGTCAAAGGTTTCGCCTCTAATAGAATCGTAGGCATCTGCACTATAAAACTGTATAGAGCTGCCTGTAGTAAATTCTAGTATTAAATCTCCTTTGTTTATGTTGGTAATAAACGGACATCCTATTACGGCTTTCTCTATGTCCTTAAAAACTTTCTTTGCTTGTTTGTATATTGGACTAACCCAGCCTATCTTCCAATGGCTATTTTCTAGCGCCCATTTAATAGATTGATTCTCGCCTAGTGTAGACTTACCAAACTGCCGACCAATAGAAACTATGCAATACTTTATATCTGTGTCTAAGGCTTTATGTATCTCCCTTTGTTTTGGGTGTGGTCTATATAAATCTACCTCCTCCAATTTAACCCCAGTTTGTTTTATAAGTTTTTACAGTATGCTTATGCTCAATAACCTCAGGCTCATTCAATCCCATCATTTTAGATATTGCTTCTAAGGCTCTAATCTTATCTGTGTTCTTAGTTTGGTTCATGATTCTATAAAACGCTTGCTTATCTTCTTTGGTTAGCGTATTGTCTGCTCCTAACTGGAATGTATAGTCTGCATCTGAAATGATTTGCAAATAGCCTTGTAAGATAAAAGCTCTGTCTATTCCATGCGTTTCTGACAGCTCTCCTTTTAGTTTGTTGATAGTTAACCTTATGTTATCCTTACTTGCTATCTGTGATGCTTTTACTTTTATCCACTCAGCATCTTTATTAGTAACATTATAAGCCTGCCTATACGCTTCTGTTTGGTTACCTAGTGTAACGCATAGCTCTGCAAACTTTTGCTCTTTAGGTGTTAGTTCCTTATCCATAGAACTCGCTTTTATCTAGCTTAAACTTTCCTACTCCGTTCTCGTTAAAAGAACATATAATATACTTTTTAGTCTCGTGGCTAATGTATATCTTTTTATCTCTATATTTGTATTCTTTACTCCAGTCCATTGCTTCATATTCTTTTACCATTCTGCTCTATTCTATTTCTGTTTAACATCTGTTCGTTTACCTCGCTATTTTGCACTACTTCAAATATAAAGTTACTGGGCAAGTATTTCCACCTTTGAATAAGTGAGGCATACTGTAGAGCTTTATAGTGTTTGCGTTTAATCTTCATATTTCTTTTTTAATACAATATAACAAATAACAAATAGTGCTAATATCCAACTAAATAATGCCATTTCTTTCATCTTCTTTGTTTTTGTGGTACTTTTTGCAATTTATTTCATTACTACAAATCTTACAGGTATTACTTATTTTAGTATGCGATGATTTATTAGCATAATATTCGGCTATTGGTTTTGTGTCCTTGCAAGTTGTACACCTTCTAAATCCTTTGTCAAACAATTTTTTTGCATAAGATAGTTTCCCTATTTCTTTTGTACCTCTTACTCTTGCGTGGCAATCTTTACAAGTTGCATCATAATAAATGCCTTTTACCCCCCTCCTTTCAACTCTTAGCCTATAACCATTTAACATCTTTTCCTTTAAACATTTTTTGCATCTCTTTTTTTCGCCTTCTGTTTCTATTTCTTTTGCTCTAATTAATATCTGTTCTTTTGATAATTTACTTAAATCAATATTAATAGATGTTTGATACTGTGTTATGTCTTTAATCTTCATATAAATTAATAAAATATACCTCGCCTTCTGTTTCTATTGTGGCATTCGCTGCCCATATCGTAATATAACCGTTCATGTATTCGGTAACCATGTAAAGTTGACCATCCTCATGCACTTCTAGGCAGTAGCTATATACATTTTCTTGCTCATCCATTACTTAACATACTTAAAGCATTATTATAAGCTGTTGCTGCTTCTAATTCACATTTAAATCTACCTAAGTTTGTTTTTTTGTTATTTACTGTAATTTCTGCTATCCACTTATCTCTTGACTTATCCCAACTAACTCCTTTATATTTACTAGTGCCTTTGTAATGCGTATATGTGTTTTGTCTTTGCGTTATTACTTCTAGGTTGTCTACTCTGTTATCTGTTTTAACATTGTTAATATGATTAACTACTAATGCTTGTCTATTTGGAGTGTGGTTTAAAAAAGCCATAGCTACTAATTGATGTACAGTATATCCTTTTTGTTTTCCATTTATAAATAAAGATATAATTAAATAACCTCTTGCGCCTAAGTGAGATGTTAAGAGTCTTTCTTTTTTACGTTTAAAACTTTTTATTCTACCTAAACTTGATGCTTTATATCCTTCACATCCTTTTATGTCTTTCCAAATTTCCATATTATATCTTATCTCCTCCATACTCATCAACTAGCTTATTGTAGTTTGCTACCATTCTTTGATAGTAGCTATTAACACATCTACCGCATCCTATATTTACTTTGGCATTCTTTTGAGTCTCTATGTACTTAACAAATAAAGTAGCTATTGCTTTGTTTATCTTTGGGTCTCTAGATACTGCATTCAGTTTTTTATATGCTTTTAAATATGGTAGATAAGGCTCTAGCTCCTGGAACAAAGGGTGGTGCTGTTTAATACCTTTGAACGGTTTTAGCTCCTCTATTCCATGTGCTACATCTGGCATAGCATCCAACCACTCTAAAAGAACCGCCTTAGTCATCCCTTTAGTGTTTATTCCTAGCTTAGTTGCATAGCTCTTTAAAGCTCCCCATTTTAACTCTCTGTAGTCCATTAGTCTTGTTTTGCAAAGTATAAAAATATAACCATAAATGATAAGTCCATAAAAGCAATAGTAAAAGTTAAACCAGTCCAGAACGATAAACAATAAGCGCAGCTCAGAGGCTTAAAATCTAAAGTGTAAAGTATCTTACTTATCGGCTCATAAACATATTTAAACCCTTCTTTAGTCGAAAAGGTTTGCTTGAATAAGCTAGTCCAACCTAGTATAGTTAGTATTGAAATTATTATTATACTCATTTGTTTTGCTTTCTTAACTTGTTATAAATACTCTCCATTCGTTCTTTTGCAGTTGCTCTATGTATTCCTGTATGGTCGCTAAATAGTTTTATAGATAAGTTTCTCTTTACTATTTCTTCGACCCAAATACGCTCCATTTCGTCCAGTTGTTTAACTTGCTCTAGGTATTCTTTATAAACGTTATTGCTAATGTACGGAATATCTTTTAATTTTAAGTAGTCTAGCTCAGTAGATTCTCTTAGCACATTATCAAAATGCAAACGGTTAAACTCAGATCCGGACAAGTGAAACATCTTATAAGCTACTACGAAAATAAACCCATCTATCTTATTCAAGTTACTAGGTAGCTCATTCGTTAAAAAGTATATGTTTACCTCCTGCGCTAAGTCTTGCCAAATGTCAGAATGCTTACAGATATTCTTACAAGCAGTTTCTATTACTTGCCTTTTTTCTTTTATAAACTCCTCGTTCACTTTTACAAATATAGTATTTTTTTTTAATCAACTACAACTATGTTTTTACGTAAATCATTCATAGATGTTTCAACTAATAGAGAAAGTTCCTCTAGCTCATTCTCTGTAAAATTAGCCTCAAATTTATTTAGTATGCTTGTGCCTTGTCTCATCCAGTTATTAAAAAGCTGCTTTGCTCTTTGCTTTTCTACTCCTATTAACATACTTTTCTGCTCTATAGTTGCTTTAAATAGTCCGATTAATATAAGCCATTCTACTGCGTTTTTATCTTCTAGTTTGTTTTTCATGTCTTTTTATTAAAATATCTTCTAATTAAATAACCCCTTAATACACTAGCAATAAAAAAAACAAAGGTAATTATTACATTTTGCGATATGGTTACTGGAATGTTTAACAAAGGGTATATTATTATTTGAATAATAAAAGAGGTAACTAAACCTATTACGGTATTAGCTACGCTCTCTATTATGCTATGCTTCTTAGATTGCATTAAAACAATGTTAATGTACTGTTTTCCTGAACAGCTGACTTATGGTTTTTTAAGTTAAGATTAAAATAGCTTTCTTTTAATTCGATAGATATTGACTTTCTATTATGTTTAATAGCGCAGAAACCTTCTGAACCAATACCGCCAAATGGACTTAGTATTGTTTCTCCTTCATTTGAGTAAAGGTGCATTATTCTTTCAATAGTATCTAATTGTAAAGGGCATATATGTTTTTCATCATTACCATCTCTACCGCTTCTATATTGTAAAGTTCTTTTATAATCTACATCCATCCAAACAGGAGATGCGTATTTTTGCCAAAGGTCAACTGGTAAATAGTCTGCCCTTGTTTCATCTTCTGCTTGATGTGTAATAGGTGTTTTGTTTTCTCCTGCATTTCTAAAGAATAGGATGTAGTCGGGTATTCCAACTCTTGACATTACGCTATCCTTTTTAATTGTTTTATGCAGTAGTCCTAGAGCTTTAGTTCTTTGCATCTCCGTTACTGGATTCTTCCATATTGTAGTTTTAGCGTGGTATATAAATCCCTGTTTTGTAAACCAATCAATTAACATACCGCTAAAATCTCTCAACCCTATAAAACCTTCTTTACCTTTTTGAATTGGTAAGTCCATACAATGCACAGCGCAAATCCTACCATCTTTTAAAGTTCTTTTTAATTCAGGTATTAAGTATTGAAAGTGTTTTTCAAATTCTTCATAGTTAGATACATTTCCCATATCCTCTGACTTGTCAGAATATACATACAGCTCTGCAAATGGAGGAGAAAACAAAACTAAATCTGCGCAGTTATCAGGTAGCTTTGCTGTTTCTTGTACGCAATCTCCATTTATTAAATGGTAATCTTCTGTTTTAATCTCTTTACTTTCCACTATTGCACCATTACTACTTTTGTAGTCTGTTTCTGCTGAGTATTTAGCCATTTCTCTTATCATTTCTTTATGTTTTTGTTCTTTGTCTAGTATTGTTTTTCTTACATTTTTTTGTGATTCAGGTACTAATATATGAACTGTTACTTTCCTTTTTTGCCCGAATCGATAACATCTCCTTACAGCTTGATAGAATGCTTCAAATTTAAAATCATATGACGTAAATATCATATTGTTACATTGTTGATAGTTCATCCCAAATGAAGCGATAGATGTTTTAGTAATTAGATTAGTAAACTCTTTATCTGCAAATCCATTTAATCTATCTGCTTTTACTTGCGGCTTATCTGCACCTTGTACATTTACAGAGTCCTCAATAACTTTATTTAAATGAGCAGCTTCATCATTCTTTAAAGTCCATATAATAGTTTGGTCTGTATT